TTATAATAATATATCTTTTTATGGTAAAAAATATTATATTTTAGGATATTTTGAGGGAGTTAATTCAAGATTAGCAAAAATTAAAAACATTAAAAAAAGATTAAATGAGAGAATATGATATTGAAAATAGTTTAATTATACAAAATGAAAAAGAAATTAATAGAATTTAATAAAATAAAAAATGGAATATATTACGATATAAATAGTTGTGATTGGAATGATATTATTAATAAATCAAAAAATGGTTTATTATTAGGTGAATTAGGACATCAACAAAATAATCAAGTTATGTTAACTAATATTTCACATATAGTAAAAAATATACAACTTTATCAAGATGGGATAGTTGGTGATATACAAATTTTAGATACACAAAATGGCAAAATATTAAAAGAACTAGTTAATAATGGATTCAAAATAAATTATTCTGCAAGATATAATGGTAATGTCGATAGTAACGGTAAAATTATTGATGCTAAAATATTATCATTTGATGCCATGCAAGTTCCATATGATATATTAGAAATAAGAAATCAAAAAATTAAAAAAATTAAAAAATTGATTAATGAAAAAAGATTTAATTGATAAAATAAATAAAGCATCTAACCTAATAAACCAAAAACAACGATATGGACGAGGTAATTATATGATAGTTAGTCCAATAATAGCGGAACAAATTAAAAATATTAATTTGTTAGAAGAAAGAAAAAATAAAATTAAACAAATTTTTAAACGAATTAAAAATAATATATAAACTAAAAATAAGTAATAAAAATGGGCAAAATAATAAATTTAAAATCACCGACTGATTTTTCTGGATTTTATGTAATATATAAAGGTTCAGTTATGAATGAAGAACAAAAAAATTTTGGAATATCACACTTAATGGAACATTTGATGTGTAAATCATTTGAAAAATTATATGATGATTTTGACAGGTATGGTATAAATTGGAACGCATACACATCATCAACTGAAATAGTGTATCATATAACTGGATTAGATGAATATATCTATAAATATAGACACGAATTAGTTAATATGTTACTTGATTTTAATATACCAAAAAAAGAATTTGAAACGGAAAGAGATGTCGTTATACAAGAATATAGAGACACTTTTCAAGATCAAGGAACAAGTCATTATTATAATATATTAAGAAAAGAATTGGGTAATTATGGTCCAATAGGTAAAATGGAATCTTTAGAATCTCTAACATATGATGATATTAAAAGTTATTTTAAAGATTATTTATCTAAACCATCTTTAATTATAAACGTATCTAAAAATAATAAATTTGAAGGATTTGATATATTTTCAGATAAAGAATATAAGAAATATATAAGAAAGGAAGATAAAAAGGATTTAATAATTGAAAAGATGGCTGACTTCAAAAAAAGTTCTATAATTGGTTATAAACTTGTTGATGATGATTTTGCTCATATTAAATTTATATCTATGATGTTATCTGGATCTATGAAATCCCCATTAATGGATGAAATAAGAAAGAAAAGAGGATTAACCTATGGTGTAAGTACAAGTGTATATGGTTATTCATATAATAATGGATTTTTAAGTACAGAATTAATAACTGATGATGATAAAGTTGATGAAGTTTTAGAAACATATAATATGGTATTATCTAATCCTGACAAATATCTAACAAAAGAAAGATTTGATCTTATTAAAGATTTTTATAAAGTTCAATTCAAAAAAAATGAGATAAATAGGTATAATAGTATCAGACATTTAATAACACCAGATAGTTGGAATTTAGAAAAAATAATTGATGATATAACATATGATCAAGTTAGAAAAGTGTATGATAAATATTTTTTATTTGATAAATTAAAGTGGTCTATAGATAAAAAGGATTTTTAATTTGTTTTATTAAATATTTTTTAATATATTTGCAAAAAACAAATATATGCAATCTTTTAAAAACATTTATAAAATAAAATTAAAAATAGAATTTTTAACTAATTATTCAATAAAAATTACACTAATTGGACTTGATGATAGATTTATTTCAAAGAATAATGATACATTAGCATATTCTAGTTCATTGAATAATTTTTATATATATTCTAGAAATAGTTTTTGGTTAGGTGTTAATTCAATAAGATTACCAAGTGAATCTAATTATAGACCTAATGAAAATTATTCAATAAGAAGATTCTTTAATGACAAAGAAAGATATGATTATTTATATAAATTAAAAAAATCATTATTGGAATGGAGTCAAGATTATAGTAGATTTAAAAATAGTGTTAAATCAGAAATAATTTATGAAGGTGATACATGGACAATAAAATAATAAAAATATGATAAAAGATTATAAAAAACCAATAAAAAAGAACAAAACAGAAACACCAGTTTGTCAAGAGTGTTTAGATTCTACTAAAGATAAAAAATTATATTTTTGGATAGATAAAGAAACACATTTTTTCTATGTTGCATAGATTGTATAGAAAAATTTGATTATAAAATTGGTAAACCATACCATGAAACTAAAAGAAAATCAAAAAAAGACATTTAAATTTTAATATATAGAATAAAATATATAATAAAAAAAGAATAATTAAAATATGGCAGTTATAGAGTTTCCTACAATGAATGTTCAATATATTGCAATAAATGATGTTTATTTAGTTGCAAATGATGATTCTGTTAATCAATTTTGTACTGAAAATGGTTGGACGATGGATTCATATGAATCAGAAGAACAAAGATTTTCAAATGATGGTAGTTTATATTATCAATACTGGGATGGTTCTCAATGGGTTTTAGAATCAGGATATAGAAAAATAGTTACTAAATTAGTATATACCGAATAAATAAATATTCAAAAGTATTTAAAAAACGATATAAATAATGATTTATATCGTTTTTTTTAATTTATTTTATCTTATAAAAATGGAAGGGAAATCAGCACTAACCTGACTTCCCTTGTATATATAGTGGTTGAAGAGTGGAGCTAGTTTGTTACTATATTTACACCTTTACCACGATTATCTTGCATTAATAATAATTAACGAAGATAACAATTCTATATTTATATATTTAATAAAAAAACTCATTTTTTTCCATTTTTAATACTTTTATCCACCAAAACCTATTTTTTTACTATCACCATCGACATCATGTGTTATTGTTTTTGTATTCTTTTTTAATGAATATATTTCAGCTAACGTCATTTCATCTTTTGATAAAGATATATCTATATTTAAAAATTCTAATAATTTTTTTAATCTTTCACCTTTAACTTTTCTAAATTCCTTTCTAGCAGTTAGTCTTTCTGGTCTTAATAATGCTAAATCAATATTTTTTGGACTAGTATTAAATGTTGCAATAACTTGTATATTTAATATATCATTTAATAGACCATCTGTTAAATTTAACAAATTTGTTATCCCTATGTTTCTTGTCATATATCTGGATTCTAATAATGGTTCTGCATCTTCTATAAAAATATAATTTTTCCCTTTACTATCTGATACCCAATCTGATATAAAATTTATAAAACTAGGATCTGTTATAGAATCTACCATTGTTGGAGGAAAATATAATACGTTATTATCTTTATTTAATTCTTTAATTTTTCTAAGTAAGTATCTGATATAGGTAGTTTTACCGGATCCAGCCACACCATGAAATAGTGTTAAACCTTTTGTATCATTATTTAATCTTTCTAATAATTTATCATTAAAATCTATAAATCCATCACCATAATGTAAATCTAGTTCTACTAATTCTACTTTTTTATTATTTATATCAAAATCTTTAACATAAAAATTGCCATCATCATAAGATACCATACCAATTGTTATATTTGTAACTTCCTCTATTATATTGTTATTAAACAATTCAATAATTTTATGAAAATCATCAAATTCACCATTAACCAAAAATAGATTATCTGAACATATTAAATTAACATTATCTACATTGTGATTAATAAGATAAAAATCTTGTGGTATACCTCCACTCAATAAACAAATAACACCGTTACCAAAATCATATATTTTTTCTCTGTTGTATTGTTTATCTAATGATAAATTATAATAAGCATCTTTAAAATAATATTTTATGTCTGGATATAATTCTCTTAGTCCAATTTCTATCTTATCCCAATCAAAATAATGACCAGAATTGGATATTATTCTATATAAATTAGGATTATTATTATATTTTTGATAAAATATTTCTAACATATTAATATCTTCTGGGTTTTTACTTCTTCCATTAGATCTTAAAACATTTAAAGTTATATTATCAAATTCAAAATTACTAGTTGTCATTTTTTTTAATTCATTAAAATTCATAAAATCATTTTATTTTTTAATATTCTTATATATATCTATTATTTAATAATGTTTTATTTAAAAAAACAAAATTTCCTTAATTTTATTAGGAAATTTTATTAAACTTTTCTATTTTACTTATTTTTAAAATTATAGTTTCAAATTATTAATAATTTTATTAATAATATTAATATTAAACCAATTTAAAATATTACTTTTTAATTTTATTAAATCTTCTTCTATTTCAATCGTTTTTATATCATTAATATCATTTAACAAATCTTTATCCACATTTGATATAATATTGTCTAATTCTTCGTCTTTTTGACCTTTGTTGGTATTTAAATTAAGCGATTTAGATAAATCTAAAATAAACAAATCAACAAATCCATTAATATTTTTATTAAATACTTTTTCATCATCTACAAATAATCTTTTAATATTACTATTATTTGAATCTTTGAATACATTTGATATATTATATTCTTTCTTATTTATAAATGATATAAATGATTTTAATGATATATAAATAAATGATAAATTATCCTTAAATATATTTTTTATATCTTCTATATTATCTGTTTCTTTTAATAATTCCTTTAATGTTTGATTATTATTTTTAAGATAATTTAAAAATATTTTTTCCATATTATCTATATCTTTAGAATTATTTAATTTATTAATAAATAATTCAACTGATTTTTTTGTATCACCTGATGTTGAATATAAAAATTTACCGGCTAAATTTTTCATTTCACCAAAAATACTAAGTTTCTCACTAATAAATTTATTATAATTTAGTATCATTTTTAAATTGACTGAATTTTAATATATTATAACTTTCTTCTATTTTAATAGGGAAAGTAATCGGTTTTGTTAATTCTACTTTAGTTGTTTTAAATCTATTTAAACTATTATTTGTTATTAAGTTATTATATAATATGGGTTTAGATGTTTCTAATAATTTCATTATTCTATTAAACACTTCATCTTCAGTATTTCTTAAATATTCTTCTAGTAATATTTGAATTTCATTTGCTACTTGTATATTTTTAAATTCATCATCATAAAAATAAATAATATCATATTTATCTTGTTTTATTGGTAAGAAATGATCATTTTTTATTTTAAACCCTATTAAATGTTCTAATATTACATTTGATTTTTTATATGCAATATCATCATTAACTTTACTTTTAAAAAAATCACCTACATAATAGAATTTATCAATAAATAAACCATTATTTTCTAATTCTTTTTTTAATGCGGATAATAATAAGTTATCGTTTTCTTCACTATATCTAGCTGATAAGATACCAATTTCATCATCTTTATTGCCTATTATATGTCTTATATTTTCTCTAAATATAGATATTTTATTAATAATATAAGGATTTGTAAATTCTATAAAAGATATACCTATTTGATCTTCTGATATATTTGGATATCTTTTTTTAATTTTGTTAAACATATTTTCACTAATCCAATATGTATTACCATTATAATCTATCATTATTTCATCATTTATATGTATTCCAGATAATATATCATATAATTCTATTTTATTTAATTTTATAATTGGTTTACTTGGATTATTTTTATTTATTATCCATACATTACCATTTATTTTCCATAATGTATCATCTAAGTCGAAAAAATGAATTGTTCGCATTTATTAAAAATTAATTTTAATGTATATATAAAAAATAAAAGGAGAAATAAATTCTCCTTTTTATATTCTTGGAAATGCTGAATTATTTCCTCCAAATTTATTCATCATTGTAGATGGATTATATTGTTTAGTAAATGAATTTGGATTAAAATTAGATATATTAGAATATTTTTCTTGTTGTGTTTTCTCTTGTTTTTCTTTTTCATCATTTTCCTCTTTATTCTTTTCATTTAATAATTTTATATATTCTTCATATTCCCAATAATACCAATTATCTACCACATTTGTTGGTATACTATGTTGAACCATCCATTGAAATTTATTCTTTAGTAAATCTAAAATATTTGTTTGAAATAGTGCAAATATTCTTGATTTTAGTTCATTGTTTTTATTTTCCGAATCTATCCAAGATATTTGGGATTTCAAATAGTTTAGATGCCCCTGATGGAAAGGTCAATTCAGTGTGGACCTCCATGCCACACTCACTACATTTCATTTTTAATCCTTTTATACCAACTGTCATGTTATTTATTATTTCATTTAATCCTTGAAAAAGAATTAAATCATCCATATTATTAAAATCTTTTAATTTTGCTTTTATACCATCTTCAGAAATTGAAGATCTATCATGAAGTAAAAATGGCATTACTTTCATAAATGCAACATTCGGTTTTTTATCAGATTGTACATTTCTTTTAATTTCATCATAAAAATCTTCTTGTATTCCTATTGTTGGAGGAGCTAATCTCCATGATACACCCTTATTCAATAATTCATATACTTTATCTTCTTTATTATAAAATCTTGAAATATTTTTATTTGGTGTATGTAGTTCAAATGTTGACGGTCCATATTGACCAGGTGTTGATCTAAATGGAATATTAAATTCATGTCCACATCCTGAACAAACTACTTCTTTAGTTAAAGTATTACCACCTTGGAATGTTAATTCTCTTATCATAAATATTAAAAACATCCTATCAGCATCTTTTATATCTTTATAAGATCCCTTTGTACCATCTGGATGATAATATATAATATTCTTTGATAATAAATCATTCATCTTTTCAGTTATATCAACAAAATTATTATCATCTACCATTGAATACGATTGAATTTCAGATACTTTTGCAGCTCTTATTGATATTTTAGTTCCTGTTTTATAGAAATTTCCAGCTGGAAGAATATCTAAATTAATATTATTATATTCTGATGATGATATATTAATATTATCTGATTTTTGTTCACTTTTAATTATTTTTTTATCATCACCTAATAATGATTCAAGATATTTTTCATTCTTCTTCTCTATATTCATTTTATTAGAATTTTGCATTTCTTCATTCATATATTTAATTTATTTTTTATATTATATATTTATAATATGTGGGCACAACAAAATTAATTTGATATTTAAAAGTAAAAAAAAATAATTGGGATATTTATATTAGTATATATAAAATCTAAAAATTATAATTCGTTGAAAATTTTTTCAATTTTTTCAATCGTTAATTCATCTTTATATATATAATTTTCAGCACCAGATAATATCATATTATTCATAGTTTCAAAATCTTTATTAAAAGATACACATATTATTATAGTCTGTCTATATAATTCTCTATTTATCTTTTTTGTTGCATATATACCATCTATTTCTGGCATATTTACATCCATAAATATTATATTATAATGATTAATTATTGCCATTTCTATAGCATCTTTACCATTATAGGATTTATCCAATAATAATAATTTATCACCTAATATGGTTTTTATCATGTAACTTAATGTTTCAACAAACGTTAAATTATCATCGACTACTAATATTTTATAACTATTATATTTCATAATACTATATATTAAATGTTAAATGTTAAATATTAAATATAAATAAACCCCTTATTTCTAAGGGGATATAAATGTTAAATTTTTATTTTTCTTAACTATTTCATTATCAACTAGTTAGAAATAATAATCTTCCCAATAGTCTGCAACAAAGTTAGCGGTAAGTTCTTGAATATCAGCACCACCTCCCCATGTTAGATCTTCACCAACATTGAATCCGGTAATTTGTGCATTATGATAAGTAACTCTTCTTATAATAACACCTTCTCTATCATGTTGGTATACAATTATTGTTCCTGTCATTGTAGATTTATAGTTTGATGAACCATCTTCATTGTTCCATGCTAAATCATACCAGTCTTTTATCATTCTAAAAGTAAACATTTGCTTATTATCATTCTGATTTATATTAAAAACTAAATCTAAACCAGTAACAGATGTTGAATCAGGAAAACCAACAAATATTCTAGTTGAGTATTTATATCTTTGTTCAGTTGTTGATAGTGTAGGATAAGTTGGTAACTTAGCACTCTTACAATTTTCTAATAGTAATAATTTACCATCTGTTCCATGTATTTCAGATAAAACACCAGGTAAAAATATTTCTACTTCAAATAAATTCTTATAAACTGGTTCCCATTTGCTATTATGACTTGTAATGTTTGTAAAATGTGGTAATCCTCCCATATTATTTTTAATTATTTTTTCTTTTAGTATATATTAAATATATTTTATCATTTTTATATACTATATATAAAAAAATAATACTTATTTTTTATCTTTTTGTTCTTTCTTATTCTTTGCATCTATAGATGAATATTTAATACCAACCCAATCTTCTGGTATTTTATCCGATATACTCATAAAATATTCATTGTCAATGGGTTTATCTTGTCTTTTCAATTTTTTTCTAAATGTATACTCTAGTGAATTTAAGATTAAATTAAATTCATTATTATTAAATGATTTTTTATCACCATTTAATAGATCAAATAATTCATTTTCTTGTTCTATTGCGGTTTTCTTTTTTCTATATTCTAATTTAGACCATAAATATTTTTTTTCATTATCATTTAATTTAATATTTTCAGATAAATTAAAATCATTAAACATTTTAATATTTTTCATCTTTCATATTTTATTTTTATTTATATATAAAAATTTATAATTACCTGAATTATAAATTCTATAAATTTTTCTTTCTAACATTATATCATGTTCTGATTTATTTTTATCATAACCCTGTTTAATTAAAACATCCTTTCTAAAATCAAATCTATATTTTCTAATATCATCAACTACATAATAATAATTTGGTTTTGTTATATTTAACATTTCAAATTCTAATTTTTTATATAAACTACCATCACTGTAACTTCTATCAGCGTAACTTATAATTTTTTCTGGTTTATAATTATTTATAAAATATTTAAATAATTTACTAGCACCTCCTATTACATTTGTATTTAATCTATTGCAAAATCTTATCATTTCATACTCATTATTATTCAATGATTTTGAATTCATATTTCTTCTTAACTGCCCAAAAGTCATTAAACTAACTAGTTCATTGTTATAAAATAAACCAATTTTAATTTTTGAACCCATAAAACCTTGAATATGATTAAAATTTAAAAAATTTCTTATTAAATTATTATCAGTTATTTCTTTTATTTGACATTTTCTAGCAAATATTTTATATTTAGTCTTATTTAATTTATTTAGTATCATAGATTTAACTATTTCCTGTTTATAAATCCAATCATCTTCATAAATATGTATTAACTGAATGTTTTTTTCTAAACATAAATTTGTTTTATTAGAATGATAATCATTTGGTTTATTTAACTCATTATGCCAATAAACACCGTTAAATTCAAATGCCAAATTTAATTTAGGTAAGTAAATATCTAGTTCATAAGGAGGAATAATATTTTTTGAATTTTCTATTATTTCACCATTATAGTTTTCTTTTATAAAATTTAATAAATCTACTTCTAATTGTGATATATTATTTTTATATGGTGGATAACATACTGTACAATATTTATAATTGAATTGTTTTCTACTTTTATATAAAGGGAAAGATATTTCAAAAATATGATCTTTATTACAATCACACTTCATTATATATTTTTTATTATCTATATCGATATCTAATATTAAATTATTATTTTCTTTTTCCTTTAATCTTTGTGTCAATGATATATTTTTTCTAAATTTTTCAATGTCCATTGCATTAAAAACACCATATCTATCTAACATTGTATTTTTTAAATTCTTTTGCCATATATTTTCATCTCTACTATTTAATCGTTTATCAATAATTTTTTTAACTTTATTTGGATTATCTTTACCATATTTATTTATATTAGTATTTTTTATTTTTTCTTTAATATCATCATTTTGTAAAGCATGTTTAACTCCATACTTTTCTATCATAGTTTTTTCAAATTTTTTACGCCATTTTTTAACATCAAAATTATTTATTCTTTTCTTTTGTATAATAGATGATTTTAATGGTACATCAACTCCGTAATTTTTCATTAATGTTTTTTTGCTCTTTTCTTTTATTTTTTCATTTTGTAAAGAACAATTATAACCATACCTATAATTATTTGTTTTAATAATCTTATTTTTTATAATATCAGATTCAGCTGGTGTATTTGTTCCAAATTTTTCTAAGGATTTTTGTTTTTTAATATCTTTAATAACTGGGTCAGAACTGATACATTTTATCGAACAATATTTTTTATAACCTATTGTAGAATTTTTAAATTTAACATAATTATTACAATTTGGATTACTACATTTTGGTGGAACAATATTATGCTTATAACAATAAACCTTTTCTTTAAAAGATATATGTTCTATATTATTTAATTTACTATAATTTATTATATCTAAATATAATTCATTATAATTATTTTTTAAATATAACTCTTTTGATAATTTACCAGATGGATCAGGTTGTTCTAATATATTATCCATAAATAAATTATCTTTTAATATTTTATCAATATCATTAAAATTTTTATATGATATTCTAATTAATTTAATATTATTAGTTGCACAAAAATTATTTTTAATATTATCTCTTTCTATTTGTTTATTTATATCATTGTTTTCAAATATTTTTTTATAATGAAATTCACCATCATATTCTATACATAAATTATATAATGGTAAATAAAAATCAAAATATAATTTATTAATATTGTCACACCCATTTAAATATTTTTGAGTTTCGTATTCTATATTATTATCAATTAAAAACTTTTCAATTTTATTTTCTCCTTTACTTTTATTACATTTATTACAACCAAAACCTTGTAAATGACCAGCAGCTCTTTGTTCAAAATCACCATGTATAGGACAAGTTATAGTTATATAATGATCACTACCATTATAATTAGAATTATTATATGTATAATAATTATTATGCACTATTTTTGCTTTCTCTATATATTCTATTGTGTTCGATTTTCTTGTTTTACATTCTGGACAACCAAATCCTTTTAAATGCATATTTGGACTTTGTTTGAATTCACCATGAATAGGACAAATTATTATACTTTTTGTTTTATTATTAAAATAATTAAATTTGGTGTAGTTATATTTATGATCATGTATATGATTAGAATTTTTAATAAATTCATCAATATCTTTGGGTTTTGTACCACCACAAACAGGACAACCTCTTCCACTTAAATGATCTGATAATATTTGTTTAAACTCACCGTGAACTGGACATATTATTTTTATTTTATCACTATTTTTATTAAATATTAAATCAGTATATTTATATTTATTGTTATGAATAGAATTTAATCTAACTAAAACATCATCCTTATTTAATCTTTTTTTATCATTTGCACATTTCCTACACCCATAACCTTTCAAATGAGAAGATGGGCATTGTTCAAAATCACCATGAATTGGACAAGTAATTATTACTTTAGTTTTATTATTTATATAGTTAATTTTATCATATTTATAGAAATTATTATGTTTTTCATTTGATAATTTTATAAATTTATTTTTCCTATCCATACTTCACCGATTATTTTATACTTATATATAAAATAATAATTATTGTTTAATAAAAAACCCTACTATTAATAGTAGGGTTTTTAAATGTATGTAGTATTTATTGTTGGAAACCTGACGAACTAATACCACCTGTTTTTTCAATCGTGATATTATTAACAATCCATCCCATTCCTTTAATTATCTCAATATGTGTATCTAATACTCCACCCTGTAAATCTATTATATAATTAGTATTATTTGTTTCGTCACATATATTCTTATAATCATATAATGCATCTATATCAACATATCTTTGACATATCATGTCAGCTCTATACTTTATTTCTGCTCTTATTCCAGGTGTATTGAATTTCCATTGATATCTTAATAACATGTCATATAATTCATTTTCAAGTTCAATTAATACTTCTCTTGAATGTATGTAACTTAAGCTAGATACAGGAAAAACTTCAGCAGTGCTTTCTTCGCTTATTATATAACCAACATTTCTAATAAACATAATTGGATTACATCCCATATCTGATAAATTATCTAAATCATTATCAGTAAAATCCATTTCAGTACTTGCAATATCAGGTATTCTACCCATATTAACACCGGCTACAATTGTATGTGGATATACACCAGAAGCACTAGTAGTGAATTTTCTCATATATGCAGTTGCTACATTTGCTGCAGGTGGAACAAATCTAGTTATATTATCTTCTGTTACTCTAACATATGGGAAGAAATAACCAACTGTTGATCTACCAACACCTTGTCCAAAAGTATATCTGAAATTTGGGTTTTTATCTTCATTTGCACCATTCTTAATATATTCGGTATTTAATGATCCATCATCATTAACAAAACTTGGGTTTATTGATTTTTTAAATTGTTTAGCACTTGGCATATTTATAAAACCAAAACAATTTAGTTTCTTACCACAAAGATCCAAATATTGTTGTTTTGAATTTTGTGTTAATCCTAAACCAAATGAATCAATTAAATATCTCCAACTTATTTTATTCTTATTAACTAAACCATTATACAGTGAAGTATTTTTAGAAATAACATTTAAAATATTATTTTGTCTATTCTCTGTACCATCAGGTATAGAATCTTGATGAATAACAAATGGTTTTAATGCCACACCTTTCAATGTAGTAACATATTGATAAACTGGTGGATAAACAATTGTATATAATCTACTTGAACCATCAATATGTTTAATTGCTATTGGTGCATCAGTATAAATAATTTTAAAATCCGTATTGTCTGGATCATTCTTAACATCTATTATTCTTGTTAATTTTCTATGTACTGTTGTAGTGTCATCTTCGTCATAATATGCTTCTACATACATATTTCTTTTAATTTCAGAATATCTATCTTTATTAATTCTTATAGATACGGTATTTGTTTCATCCTCTATTATTAAATCTTCTATTTCTAATGTTTGTTTCCAATTTCCAATATCAGATGATACTGTTATACCAGCACTACCATTAATAAATTCTTCTATTTTAACAGTTAATATATCATTAGTATTTAGGTACATATTTATTTTAATTTTAGTACCTAAATAATCAATATAATCTCCATTTGATATTATACCGTTAAAATAATCTTCATAAAATTTAGAATATTTAGCTACAACATTTACATCACTATCATATTTTGTAACAAATTCATTTGTATTACTACTTAATATAAATTCATCATCGATATAATATAATAAAATATTACCAGAATTTATATAATCAGCAGGTGTATCAACATATATATGAATTTGTGAATTATTAGATGATGTATAAGACAATGAATTAATATCTATTATTTCAGTTTTATTTAATCCATCAGTGTTAATAATAACACCTTTATTTAATTGTAAATTAGTAGATATTTCATTATATATCTTTTGTAATCTCAATTTAAAATATTCATTATTAGATATTGTTGTTCCACTAGTTCCTAAAAATTCAATTTTAATATGATCTGTTTCATCAGTTGCTGTTATACCAATTGTATTTAAATCACTACTTTCAGTTATATAATCAAATGAATGAATATATGTACCACCGCTATTTTGTAGTTCTAATGTTCCAATTATTATTGTATTATTATTATCAAATGTTATTGATCTATTTATAAATGTTTCACCTGATAAATTTTCCAATCCATTCATAACATTTAAACCAGTTGAATCTAAATATATCACGTCTTTTCTTTGGTTTCCAACAGTAACATTACTTATAGTAACACTATTACTCATACTTAATGCAGACATGTCATATTCTACGCCATTTATAATATATGTACCACTATCAAATGATAGTAACATTGTACCAGAATTAAAATTTTCATTTTCTATACCTATTTGTGTCCAGTTATTCCAAACATTTGTTCTATTACCAAAAGAAGTAGTACCAAATGTATTATTAGGAGAATCTAGATGTTTTATAGAATATTCGATATCTTCTTTAATTGATTGATTATATGATAAGAAGTTTATATTACTTACATCAAGTCCAACTAATGTTCCACCAATTAAATCTATATTTTCAGTTAATCCATTTTTGTCTTGTATGATATCTCTATTATATGTACAAAATAATCCAGTTTTATCTGTATTATTATTTATAATATTTTCAATAAACATGTCATTATCATTAATATCTTTAAAATCAGGTATTAAACTAACGTCATATACACCTAATGTTATAACATTTCTTTCATTTACAAAATCTTGAATGTTTTCTGTTATTAAACCATTAGTAGTAAAGTATTTTGACCATGTTGTACTAACGCTTAAATCTTTATAATTTGTCCAGTCACCACTTAATACAAGAACAGTTACCATATAATCTGATATTAAATCATTTGGATGTATAAATTCTGGAACTTTTACATCACCACCATACCATTGTGAAGCAGTAATATCAAACCCTCTTAGTGTCGATTTAAATATAAATGTTGTTATTTTTTTATCACCCATGTTTGTAAGATGAATTAATCTATCATTATCAGGCGTTGGATCATTAACAACATCTAAGAATGATTCTGAATCTCTTTCCCAAAAATCTTGTCTATTGAAAAATCTTTCATAATCAGCTGTTTTTAAGTTTGTAAAATCTGAATTTGGATATAATGCACTTGTAGATACAGATGCGTAATTTAAAATATCTCTATTTGGTAAAGTTCTTAATAAATTAAGTGCCCAAACAGGTCCAGTTTCCAACATTTTTATAACAGTTCTATGAAAGAATGAACCTTTACTTTCTAATTGTCTATCAACAGTACCGAAAATTCTTTCAAAGTCTATTCTATTATCTACATAGACTGGTCTATTAACTGGTCCTTTTTTAGAAAAACCAGGTACTAAATTTATTAGTACATTTTGTGCAGGTAATTCTATTATTGAATTATTGATCTCTTCGATATAAATAGCTGATCTTTTGTATTTACCTAAATCTTTTTCTTGTATTGGCATTTTGTTATATTTATTTTTTAAACTTTAATTAACTAATCTATATATAAAATATATTAACTCATTTTTTGATATTTATAAATTAAATTTATATTTATATATATTAAAAATATAATCAATTTTTATATAATTATGGATAAAAAAGAATTGGGCAAAATAAATCTGCTAACTTTTAATTATCTAAGTCTAATTGGATTGTATAATGATGAAAAGTTAGATAGTAATAATATAATTATTAAATACTTCTTTAATAACATTTATAATAAGGATATTAATGATATTAAAGATATTGACAACATCAATGATATAATTAATGAATTTTATAGAATTTATAAAAAATTAGAAGATATTTTAATTAATCAAGACGAGAAATACAAAATGATAATATCACAAATAATAAATGATAATGTCGATTACTATATAGAAGAAATAATTAAACAATATAAAGATAATTTATTTGAACTTATTTTAAATATTGATAATAATAATTTATATCACATAAAAATAAATATCTTAAATGATAAAATGTTAGATTATGCTAAAAATGAAGAGTATGAAAAAGCCAATGATTTAAAAATAGAAATAGAAAAAATAAAGGGGTTTAATCTAAATTAAACCCCTTTATTATTAATTTGTGTAAATTTTAAATATATTATTATCGTTATCCCATGTTATACCATATGTTTTATCTGGATCATTACCATTATAATATATCCAATAAATTATTGATTCAATTTTTTTATTATATTTATCTAATATTTTTTGCATATTAGCTGCAGATATTTCATTATTATTTTTAGAATCAACATAAATTATTATATCTTCTAAAAATTTAGTCATGTCCAATTTATTAGTAAATTCATTTGACATCTTTTCCATATTATTTTTAAAATTAAAATCATCATCGTCATCGTCAACATCTACATAATCATCATCGTCATCGTCATCGTCAATATCTACATAATTATCATCTTTTTCATTATAATCAAAATAAAATAATAATGCTTCTTTTAAATCATTATAATCTCTAAATGTTTGATTATCTACTGTTATTGAACCATCTTCGTGTATCCATACTGATGTTAAATTTTCTGTATTATAATCATAATATATCATTTCTTTTTCCGGTATGAAATCTTTATAATTTTTACAATATACATCAGCAATTGATTCTAATATATCATCAACATCTATAAAAATATCCCATAATTCATCATCAGTTAAATCTCCTTGTGTTTTTGGTTTTCTTTTAGGATCTTCTGTCTTAAATGGATTTGGGTTTCTTTTTGTTGGTAATGATTCCCAATCTATTTTAGTACAAGTATTTGCTAATTTTATTAAATATGTTAAATTTTGTGATTCAAATTCAGTGTGCTCATCAAAATACCCAACAGATAGATTAGTGCATTCTGGTATAATACTCATAAATGTTGCTGAATCTGTATATATACCAGTTGGATCATTTTCAAATTTCATTCCATGTTTTTTAAACTGTATTGATAATTCATTGACAAAATCATTAGAACAACATTGCATCCCCATTTGCCTAGATATAATTGAACCATACCCTCTTCTATCAAACGCAATACATCTTTTATAACTTTTAAAAATATCTTTATATTTTTTTAATGCATGTGTTGATCCAATTCTACCTACTTCTTCACCAACAAAAAAGTAATATAAACCAGGTATATTATTTTCTATCATATTTAACATTATGACAACACCTGCTTTATCATCTGCTCCTAATAATGTACCTTCTTTTGCATCATATTCAATAGATTCTCCTTTTTTATTTTTATATGTTCTTTTAATTATATCACCTTTAGTACCTACAAATAATTGTCCTTCTGTTTTCCAAAAATCATGCTGAACTTTTTGTTTTTCAAATGCTGCGGTATCTAAATGCGAACAAAACATTGTTTCGCTATTTTCTCCGATTTTAATAAAAAAATTACCAAATTCATCACTATTTATATTATCGGGTAAGTGTTTTTTTAATTCATCCTCGTCTCCATATGTATATGTATAGTCTGTTAAATCTAAAAATTTTTTAATTATTCTATTCATTTTATTTTATTAGTTATTTTTAATTTATATATAAATTATAAATTATTATATTTATGATATGTTTCTACATATTTATGATTCCATGATTTATCAGGTAAATATTTAGTTTTTTTAAAATATTTATAAATAGGATACCAATCAATATATGGATTAAATCCTGCTTTATCTTCAAAATAGACATTAAAATATGGTTTCTTTTCATAATACCCAAATGAACCATTAGAATCTGATATTTCTAGGTTTTCATTAATATATTTAAAATGTATTTGATCTTTTTTAAATATATCCATATATTTATTTATTTCATCTGAATATGAAGATGTAAAAAGAAACATTACAATATCATCTCTTTTACTTAATAATTGTAATGTTTCTTTAGCGTAAGGATAATAATTTATTTCTTTTATTGTTTTTCTATAATCAGGTTTAGATATAACACCATGTATATCAAGGGCAAAATAAACGGAGTACCATTTTCTTTCTTTAGAATAATTAAACATTTTTATAATCCACTTTAAAATAGATGATTTATAAAAATACCTATAAAAATATATCATATAATTATTTTTTCTATATGGTTAACTTCGATTATATTACCAACTGATGTAAAATGTCCTTTTTGTTCTAAAATATCATCACCCCATTTGATAATTTTATTATCAAGATCATCCATATTATAATACATTAAATATTTTTCTATTTTTTTCTTGAAATTTCTTGCATCATTTAAAATATTAAATTTTTTAAAAGATTTTTTTGTTTTATTATTATTATACTCATAATATAAATATTCAACTTTATAATATACCATAATTTTTATTTTTATTTTTTAATTATATCTACAAATTCTCCTTTTATACCAGGCCAACTTGAATGTACATTGTATTCAGGAAAATCTACACCTAATTCTTCACAATAGAATTTTAAAAATTTTGCACATTCTAATCCATCTTTTGGACATAATCCTAAATCATAATCAAATGATACAAATTTTGGAACTCCTTCTCTTTTTATGATTTCATAAAACTTATCGTAATCCCTAGCGATAAAAAACTCTTCTGTATCATAAATTGATCCATCACCATTATAATTTCTACAATCAGTAGGAACTTTCCAATCATCTAAAAATAAATTATAACTCATAATTTTTACTTATTTTAATTTAAAAATTCTTTTACCAGAACCATTAAATGATTCATTTTCCCATACCATTTCAATAATTACATTATCTTTACCATATTTATCACCATATACATCTCTGTATTTTCTGAAAAAATCCATTTTATCTTCAGATATTGATGGTATCGCAGTATGTATTTTTATTCTAAATAAACCAAATAATAAACGATATATTATTAAATAATCAAATTTCTTTTCCATATCTATTTAATGTTAAACATTTCAATTAATTGCCCATAAGTAACAACCTGTACTCCCAATTTTTGAGCCTTTGACATTTTTGATGTCATTGATGATAAATCATCAGTAACTAAAAAATTACAATCTTTATTTAAACTACCTTGCACAAAACCAAAAGGACTAATAACTTCCATGAAATCAGATTTTGTATTAAATCCAAAATCTTTAGGAGAACCAGTCATTTCAATAATTTTTGTGGATATACCATCTTCCATTTTTTCTTCAACCATATTACCCAACACATTAACATCACGTATTCTTGCGATATTATCAACAATTTCATTAATCTTTGAATGTAATTCAGAATTAGGATTTTCAATTTGTTCACGTATCGAATATTCCATACCAGATGGATTATATTTTCCTGTCATAATATATTTTTCAACCTCTTTACTAATAGTATTGCCAATACCATCAATTTGTAAAGATTCAATAATATTAGATAGTTTAATATTTTTTAATGATAATATTGATTCCATCATTTTATCTAGTGATCTACCATCTTTAAATACGCCACTATTAATATAATCTTCTTTGGTAAAAGTCAATAAGTCAACAATATTTCTAACACCAGCTTCATATAATTTGGTATAAACAGCTGGACCAATTCCTGATATTTCAAAAGATGACATACCTTTTTGGAATTTTTTAAGAGAAACACCAATACAATCTTTATTTGGACAAATTAATTTTAACTTTCCATTTTTTCCTTCTATAATCGATAATTTATGATCACATTCTGGACAATTTGTTGGAATAAATTTTATCATAATTTTATTATTTAGAATGCAAATATACAAAAAATATTTTATTATACAAAAAATCCCGATTAATAATCGGGATTTATTTTCAAATAAATAATTCATCAATATCGATTTCCTGATAATCCATCTGATTAAAAACAGAATCCATATAAAAAAATATCTGTTCTCTTATATTATCATCATATATTTCAGGATTATGTATACTAATATCTTCTATTCCGTTTTTTAATTTTTTAACAATTTTATCTCTCTTAGTTCTTTTTAGTGTTAAATCAACACAATTTTTAATCAAATTTGTTAATGTTTCATTGACGTCATTATTAGACATCCCATAAATTTTAACATCATTTTTTTTAATAGATAAATTCTTTTTCATAATTCAAAATTAATTTTTATTTTATTAAATAGTTGGTATGTATTTTCTTTTTTAAAATAGATTTTAATTTACTACTTATAATTTTTCTCTTTAATGGATTTATTTTATCTATAAAAAGAACACCCTTTAAATGATCATATTCATGTTGTATTATTCTGGCAATATCACCCGAATAATGATCAACCTTATTATTAAAATCAATGTCTTGATATTCAATTTTTATACTCGATGATCTAGATACATCATCATATAAAGATGGGAAACTTAAACATCCTTCTTTTGAAATTTGTTTATCATCACTATATTCAATTATATTAGGATTTATAAAAACTTTACTGATAAAATCATCATTATACTCATAATTAACTATAAATATATTTAATGGTATATTAACTTGATTTGCTGATAACCCTACTCCACCTGTGTTTTTAAGAGTATCAAACATATCATTAATAAGAATAATTATATTTTCTGTTATTTCTTTAACATTATTACATTTCTTCCTTAAAATAGGATCACCATATGTTACAATTGGTAATATCATAATAATTATATTTTAAAAAAAATTAAAAGTTTAAGAACCTGAACCTTTAGTTCTCCAGTCACTTATTTCTTTTTCATTTAAATATTCTCTAACTGCGCTTTTTATAGTTAATGGTACAAATTTAATATTAGGATTTTTAATTTTTGCATTATTAAAAAAAGGCACAAATAAATTTAAAGCATTTTGTTTTTCTTCTCCTCTTTTTGGTATCATATAAGATTCACCGATTGCAATAATATCCTTATTCCATACTCTTTGAACCGTTATAAATTCATTTGGTTTTCTATTTTCTAAATTTTCCCATTTAATATGACTTTCACTTATTATGCCTTTGTTTTTTAAAAATAATAATATGTCATTATGAATAACATCACTCATACTATCAGATATATACAAATCACCATTTTTAGTAATTACGCATCTTACACCGTATTCTATATTATCTAGATTAGATGGGTTTTTTATTATACTAGTTTTCCCGATAGTGCCTATAATATCATCTTTTTTTAATTTAGATTTATTATATGTTTTTTCAAAATCTTCAAACTCATCTGATATATTATGTTTTCTTTTAAGATATTTATCACCTACACCTTCTTCTATTTTATTTAGAAAATCATTAAATTTTAATATATTTGACATAATATAAATATTATTTTTATTTATATATTAATTTTTACATATTGATAAATTTATCAAAATCATTTAAAATTTTATCAGATGTATTAAATAAAGCATATTTTCTAAAATCACCAATATATTTCTTAAAATTGTTAATTGTATTTCCCAATTCTTTACCTTTTAATTGTGGATATTTACTCATAATAATTCTACCATTAAATTTATCTGATATTATTTTATTTTCTTTTTCCTTTATTTCGTTTTCTTTAATATTATTTTTAATATCACTGATATCTTTTATTGGTTTGCATTCTAATTCACTACCACCATAATCTGCGGTTGAAAATTTTTCTAGGTATTTAAAATATTTATGATTTATAAGATTTTTCTGTATGTTTAATCTCATTTCATCTATATGTTTATATCGCATATGATTTTGAATAACATACTCTATAATATTTATATCACCTCCCATTTTTTTAATCCAGTTAGAATATTTATTTAATATTTTAACTGA